TTGTTGTTGTCTCCGTAACCAAAAATATGTTTTGCAGCAACTACTGAAATTTGTACGGGTTTACCGACAGGAAATTCAATTTGCTTGTAGCAAAACTCAGTGACAAACTTGTCGTCACTATTGTTGGTTACGAAGACGTTTTCACTCATAGGTTCACAATGTCGCCGTAAACGGTCACATCGCAAGTTGCGCCAGACACACCAGTAATCACACGAACATACAAAGCACCTGCGTCATAAACCTTGGTTAAGGTTCCAGAGGCAAGCGTCAAGTCTTGATAGGTTGTGGTACTAGTAATGTTGGACAACAAAGTAGCACTTGCTACTGCATTAGAAGCGTTACCATCACTGGAGGTCAGGACGGTTACGTTTGCAGTAGCAATGCTCTTGTTTGCGTTTGCAACAGTAATGCGGCGAACAATGAAGCCGGTTCCCGTAGTTCCAAGCGTGGCAACTGCATTGCCTGCGGTAGCTATGTTAATAGCTTGACCGGAAGCAACAGCATAATTGCCAAACTTGTTCGGGTAATCTGCGCCTACATGGTTCGCTTGCATTGCAGACTCCTTAGCTGTTGTATGTGCCGGACACAGACAAGCCACCGTTGGTAGCCAGCAGGGTCACGGTATCGCTTGCCGCAGTGGACTTAGCGTACACATTCACACCATCGGAGATGATGACGCCACCAGTGTTGGCAGCAATCAGCGTAGCATTGGACGAGCCATTGTTGGCAATCACGCTGGTGTTCGCTTGCGGGAACATCAGGTAAACGCCAGCAGGAATGACCGTCCCGTTACCAGTGCTGACAGCAGTAACAGTGGTGGTGAGGAAATACGCACCAGCCGTGTTGGTGGTGGCATTCGCCAGGATGATTTTGTTTGTGGACAGAGACATCTTCTACTCCTTACAGCGAGAGGTAGTTGTAGTTGCTGACCACAGACATAGCCTTAGGCTTGACGTTGACGAGTTCTGCAATCATCAGAACAGCGCCGACATAGCCAATCTGCCAGTTCGGGAGGGTGGACTCAAAACCCGTGAACACAAACGAACCTTGCTCATGGATGTAGAGCGACAGGTAGTTGGTGTTCATAAAGTACACCTTACCCTCAGGGCAGTACGGATCGGGGTAGATCGGTACGCCAGCAACCATCAGGGCGCGGAAAGCAGCCTGGGGGCCATTGGGGTCGCCATCAAAACCGGAACCCGGAGTGATGACGTATTGCTCTTGACCAACAAAGTCTTGAGCAAGCAGCGTCCAAGTACCAAAACCGCAAACGCCAAACGAAGGCATCTCAGCGCCATTCTTCACAGTGCCGGAGATGTATTGCAGGACGTTCTGACGGGTCGGGTTCTTGTTGCCAGCATCATAGGCTTTTGACTTCCACCAAGTGTAGGTAGAGCGGTCAATGTTGCCGTAAGTGCCAGAGTCGCTGATAGCGGCAGGCAGACCAATGAACTGCTGAGTGTTCGTGGTGTTGTTGTACAAGGCGGTAGCCATTGCATCCATCATCACGTTGGTCGCATCGTTCATGCGAGCTTCGATCAGGGGAATGATTGCTGCGTCTTGCTGAACTGCACCTTCCATGCCGAGGAACGGCACGGGGGAAATCATCAGCTTGAGGTCATACTCAGCGTTGTAAGCGCCTTGCTGGACGGACGGTTGAGCGAACGAGCCGCTGTAGTCAGACCATTGAGCGTTCACGAACTGAGCGCCCTGAACGGGCACAGTTACAGACGACACACCACCGCTGGCTTGCTGACTGTTTGCAATCAGTGCCGCCATGAGCGGAGTCGAGTTGTAAAGTTGAACCACGAGTTTCGGGATGAAAGCCCGCCTCGTGACATAAGTTAGCTCCGTGAACTGACTTGAGCCAGTTGCAGGGAGAATACCGCCACCGATTGGCATATCAATCTCCTTCAGTTAACAAGTTGAGGTCGACTTTCGGGATATGCCCCATACAGTACAGCCTCGTTAAACCCTCTGCTTGAATGATGCACCACATAGCCATAAGTTTCAAGAAACTCAATAGCCCATGCAAGTTTGTCATTCAATCTTTGACCATAAGGTTGCGACATTGACCACAGCTCCAGATTTTCAATCCGGTTGTCGTCTCTGACGCCATTCTTGTGGTGCACCGTCTCATGTGGCATCAACTCTCTTCCAAGATGTTGCTCCATCACTCGGCGATGTTCTTTAACCTGTTTGCCACCAATGTTTTTCACGGCATAACCATTTGAACTCTTGTGAGGCTTTGCAGGCAAATTTCTTCGAAAAGCGTTCCAGCAATTACTGTTGCAGAAAAAACGCTGCTGTTCTTTTTCAAGAAAAGTTTTTAACTTCAACAGCTCTTTTCCACAATGACTACAAGCTGTCTTCAAGCGAGTCTCTTGTTGACGACAGGCGATTGAGCAAAAACGACGAGCCTTGTCACCATAGGCAACAAATGACTTGCCGCAGCTTGCACAATCAAGACAACGTTTCATAGTCCTATGGGCCGCATGGGTTTGCGAACCTCATTGAGTGCTTTCACCGCTTCTTCACGGGCAGCGCCTGCCGGATTCTTCCAGAACCGATTCAGGTCAAAATTTTTGACTGCTGAAGGTTGGTAGCCGGAAGGAGTCGGCGTTGCTGCCTGTTTCATCCACTGGTGATACTGCGCCGCAGTCTCATGATCGGCAATTTTCTTTTCGAGCATGATTTTTTCTACAGCGTCAATCTCTTCTTCATTGTCTACCAGACCCTTTTTCACAAGCTGTTGACGGCGCTTGTCGAGCATCTCTTGGGCTTCTTTAGCCTGAAGTTTTGCACGAATAGCATCGTTTTCCTGACGCATCTGTTGCAGAGCAGAGTTTGTCTTGTCTTCAATCTCTAGCTCAGGAATAGGCAAGTCAGGGTTGACCTGTTTGGTCATACGCAAGAAGTCTTTGCGGGTTTTTGGGTTGTCAGCTAGACGCTGGGCCAAAGCCGCAAGTTCATCTCGCGCTTCTTGTGAAAGGTTTTCCAGAGACATGATGTACCCTCTTTCTTAAATCAAATAACTTTCTTGCCGTCTCCGGGCTTCTTAACAGCCATGCCGGACTTGCCAACTTTGTTGGGGCCGGTCAGACCGCCAAGCTCGGAGAAGCGAGGGGTGTTGGTGACAACTCCATTTTGTTGGTTGTTGTCGGTAGGACGGCGGGGAGCCGCATTTCCACGGGGTTTAAACAAATCCATCATGAACTCCTGTTACATGGGGGTGGGTTGCGGCATCCCGCCAGCAGGCGGCATACCAGGGACGGGCGCTTGTGCTAAAGCTCTGCCTTCAGGCGTTGCGCCACCAGCTTGAGGGAGAGATTGCAGCATCTGAAGAATTTCAGCTTGCTGTAGTTCGTTGACTTGTCCTTTGCGGGGGCCGAGGACGCTGGTCAAGCTGCGAATGGCATCTAGAGCTTTTTTGGCTTCTTCTGACTCTGGGCCAAGAGCAGGAAGAGACTGCTCTAGCAAGTCCATCGCCATACCAATGTTGATGAGTGCAGCCTCTTTGCTTCCCATCTTTGGTTCCGGTGTGGACATCGGAGCAGAGATGGGAGGGATTTCATTGTCTTCAGGAGACATTGGAGCGCCTTCGTTAGGAACGGGCGCAGCGGCAGCAGGAGGAGTGGGCATAGCTGCACCAGCAGACCGACTGCCTCGCATCAACTCCATCAACTTATCTGCTGGAACACTCATCGACTCTACTCCTTAAAAGGTCGGGGCATTTTATGTCAGCCCCGGAAGACACAATCCTTGCGGATTACTTGCGGCCTTTACGACCTTTACGACCTTTACGCATGATGCGCTCCTTGGTTCAGGCGGCCACTTACTTAGAGGGGAAGCAGCCATACCCTATTTCTCTTTCGAGGAATTAACGGCGGGTCTTACGACCACGCATCATTTTGCGTCCGTACATTTGATGCTCCTTTAGCGGCGGGTGTAGTCCCGTTGACTACGCCCGGACATGTTTTTATACCCTGTCTGGCGATATGTCAAGTTAGGACTCGCTTCGCCTCTTTTCAAAGATTCTGTGGTGACTCTGGGCTGGTCAGCCTTGGGTTGAGTCATAGATGCGGTTCCGGGTGCTGTAGCCATCATCCCACCTGTTTAAGTTGAGGTTTGTTTTGAGGCTGCGGTTGCTGTGCCTCCATTGCCTCGTTCTTCTTGAGCCGATCTATGAGCATCTGCTTCATAGGCGGGTCAATCATTTCTAGCAGTGACTCTTTGTCAATGACCTGAGCCTTGAACAACTGGAAGGCCATAGACCTCAAGTCTTCCATGAAGATTGGGCTATTGGAGTGAGCGTCCACTTTCACCACAAAATCTTTGGTGAACTGGTCAGCAACAAATGGAACTCCGCTGTCGTCAACGTAGTGCGTGTCATCGTAAGCCTGCATGCAGCGTAGGTACAGAGTCGCCATCTTTTCTAGCGAGTCTTCGATAACCAGGGCACGTTTCTTGGCACGGCTGGAGCCAAGACGGGCAAGCTGAGAAGCATGACCTGACGACCTCACGCCTGATTCGCCACGACCCTGCAAAACACTGACGATGCCGCTGGCCTCTTCAAACATTGCGTCAATCTCTTGGATTTCGCGGAAGAGGTCAGGGGGGATAACGGGTGCAAGTTTCTCAACTTTGGCGTTTGGCATGTCAGTAGCCAACAAGCCACCAGCACGATTAAGAGCAAAGTTCTTCTCATCCAGAATGCCTGTGAAGCCGATCAGGGCTGTAGGCGGCTGAACCTGTTTTGACAACAGGTCTAGGATTTCTGCCATCCTCTTGTTGCGTAGCTGCTGCAAGAAGATGAGTCTTTGAACCTCTGACATGCCCCAGAAGTAGTCATACAGTGGGTTGGGGCAAATCTGAACAAACGGAATCTCTCCTTTGAGGAACATAGATTCGTTTGGACGGTCATAGATGATGACATCTGGGTCTGCTTTTGTGACCACTTGGTAGTCAGCAATGTCGTCATTCCAGACGTAAAGCTCGGTCATCTCAATCGTTTCTTCTGCAACCTCTGCTTTGTAGCGGTTCATGCCCCCCAAATCGAGGTTCACATTGCCGTACAGAGTCGGATTTGTCTGATTGAGAATGATGCGCTCTACCCCATTAGCGATTTCTGTGCGCTCATGGGGCATCGGAGAGACTCGTTTTACGATGTTTTCACGGTTCGGATGGCTCCACAACTGGCTGTAAAGCTCCGATTTGGTGATGTAGTAGGTGTGGATGAACGCCTCTTGGTTGTCCAAACCGGGGATATCTTCCCTCAAAACACCTATGCAAGACGGCTCAACATAGTGTGGATGGGGTGTTTTCCCCTTCATGACCAGCTTGATGAACCCGCTGTTGTAGCAAAGCGCCCAAGTAGTAGCAAGCGCAAACTTCTGGTCTGCGTTTGTGTCTAGCCATCGGTCATTGAGAGCGCGAGTCAAGACGGGAATCTTTATGTTTTCCGCTTTCTTGACCGCAGCACCAATGTTGATGCTAAAGCGTGTAGTGTCTGCCGAGTACAAAAAGCTCGTCAGTTGGTCAATGTGTGGGTAAATCTTGTTGTAGAGAGCCGGTGACTCATCTGGGCCATTGCCAAACAAGTACCAGCTTCTCAGTGACCCATAGTCAACCTTGCGGGTTTCACGCGATACCATGCACTTCGAAATGAGGTCGAGATAGAACTCTTCTCGCTCAACACTCTCAGTGGGAATACGCATTACTTAACCTGTAGGTTTTCATGGTCGGCAATGTAACTCGCAGCCTTTGGGCCTGTCAAGTTGCCTGCTGACTTAGGGTTAATACTTACCATCTCGTCACGGACGGGTTTGAACTGGCCTCCCATGACGGACTTCATGTTGATGTTACCACCGCCTCCCCAGATGACTTGGTCGCCAAGTCTGGCTTCTTTAGGTTGATTGGCTGTCATTGCCTCTGTAGCCTGGGCAAATTCTTTGTCTGTAAGTTGATTGTTGCGCTTGAGATAGCCGGTTTGGTGTTCGCCTTCACGGGTAGTCTTGATGTCGGTCATCCCGTAGTCGATAGCAAGCTGCTGGACGGTTTTGTCTGTGCGCTTGGTCTTTTCTGACTTCATGCCTACTGGCTTGAGGTGCACAATACTGATTTCACCCTTGCACAGCTTCATAGGGCACTTAGGCTCCCAGGCTTCAAAGATGCCGTGTGATTCGCAGTAGTAGTCTCGCAGGATTCCCATTTTTACCCCCTAAGTTGCTCGTCAAAAGATGGATTGCTGTAGTCATGGCGGTTGACGAGGCCAGCCTTGACCTTGATGCCTTGCGGCGTGACTTGTAGCTGGAGTTGCCTCATAAGCGGAGGCTCAGGAGTGCGGCGGTATTCCACCCATTGCTTTTGTGTGTGGTCACGCATAACTCGCACAGACCCTTCTTTCCAGTGTGCGTAGGCTTTGTTTACCCTTGTCTGGATGTATTCAGACAGCGGTTCACCTTCGTAAACAAAGACTTCATGAAACATGCGGTGAGAGATGCCAGCAAGGTCGCAGAACTTCTGAATAGAAATTCCCCTGTCCTTGTCGTCATAAAACCGGCGCATCTGCTTCTTGAGTTCTACCTTCGATAGCGGTTTCATCTGTGAAGTACTCCACGCTAAAGCCTTTGTGCATCAGGAAGTTCAAAAACTCTAGTTCCCTGTGCATGTTCTCAGGCTTGTTCTTTGTGACGTTGACGCGAATCAGCTCTTCTGCGGCAAGTTTACGGGTTGGGCCATGACACCCAAACAGCTTGTCAAACTCAAAGTCGTCATGAAAGGTTGGCCCCATGTATTCAACAGAAAAGTACTTAGCCTCTTGTGGTGGCGCGTAGAGCATGCCTACCTGCTCTAGTTCGTTACGCATGAAACCAGTTAGCTGCACATCTTCGTTGCAGAACGGGATGACGTTGTGGCTTTTGTGGATGATGCCGTACTTGCCTGGGGCTTGCAGGAACTTCTTGCTTCTCATGCACAACCCACCGTTTTGGATGATGTGCATGGGTTCATCAACCTGCTGCCAAGTCCAGTTGTAGTAGTACTTGTCTGCTGTCAGAGCGCAGTGGGTTGGCGCTCCTATGTAATCGTACTTGTACCAGTTGGGATTGAAGTTTTTGCCATTTATGACCCAACCATCATCTTGCACGATCAACGCATGGCTTGTGTCGATGAAGTTGTGCAGGGCATAAATCATGAACCAAGAATATTGAAAGTAGTCCAGATTGAAGATGCCGTGATGCTCTATAGAGTTTGGCAAGTCTTCAGGCTTGGCAATGCTTATCAACTTGGCTTTGCTTCCCGGCAGTTCCTGCAAGGCTTTGAGGATGCTTGGCACGGCACTAGAGCCGTCTGTGTGACCGTACACAGCAACGATGGTCAGATTACTGTGATCCATACATCCCAATCCGTTTTAGGTAGTCGCTGACGTTTCTGCCAACAGCAATCTGTTCAGGCGTGTATTCCTGCTGTGCCTTACTTACGTTTCTGGTAATTTTGTGGGCATAGAGCCTGGGTTGGACTTGCTCGGCAAAGCACACAACAGCCAGAGCCGCAGCAATGACCCTATCGTCTTTAGCTCGTCCAGGCGCACCCAAGAAGCCGTTATCACGAACAATGGACTTCATTTCTTCCAGCAACTCCATGCTGTAGACACCCATCATCTCGCGCTCAAAGTAATCCTTCATGTAGTTGAGCATCCTCTCCTTGGTGGCAGAGGTGGTCAGGAATCCAATGCTGTTGCTCAGGCCACCCAGCGTGTCGTTACGCCGCCAGATGTAGTTCTGCATAGAACCAAGCACATCCATGAGGCCATGTCCTACAGGCCCACCCATGCTGCTTGCCATGCGTTTTAGGTTCCTGATTTCGTTGATAACAGCCTGCCCAGGGCCGTTAACTTCAAGGTTCAGGGTTGAGTTCTTGTAAGCCCCGGCTAGGTGGGCAATCACCCAGGCAAACTGGTAGGTGTTAAGTTCAGACGTTGCAAACTCTGCAACCTGATCCATTCCATCTGCGTAGCATCTGAAGACCTGAATACAGAACCTATCTGCCCAATCAGAGCTTCCGTAGGCAGGGTCAGCGCCTATGACGTAGTAGGCAGAGTCAATAGGCTGTTCCCAGATAGTCAGGTTTGCCAGCCTCTCCGTACTACGCAGAACCTGGGTGTCTTGGAAGAGCTGCCCAAAAGCGTAGCGGTAGTGTTCAGCATCTGTCTTCTTAGCAACCTTGGCTGCTTCTGTGCATCTGGTGTGGGAGAAGAAGCTAGTGCCTGTCATGACAAAGGCGTAGTCTTCTGTAGGCGGGAACTCCTGATACATGAGAGTCTCGTCCTTGATGCCTTCGTGCATCTTCCAGCGCCACCACGCCATCTGCCTGGAATTGATTTCTACGTTGTAAAGTTTCTTAATCTCTTTTGTCCATTCCTTCTCTTCTGCCTTGAGCTTGCCATCCCAATACACCTTGTATATCTGGGAGTCACCAGGGACAGAGTAGAACTCGTTCCTCCACCAGCCGCAGAAGATAGCTCTCTGTGTCTTTGCACGCTTGGCAGTTTTGTACATATCGTGGAACATGTTGAAGCCCTGGGCCGTGCTTTCAAACATGTAAAGCCGCTCAGGGTTCTTCTCAGCCAGAGAAGCTATCAGGGATGCCAGACCCTCTTCATTACCCCATGAGGCCGTCTCTGTACCGTGTAGGTAAGTGATAGCTTTACCCTGCCCCAGACGAGACTTATTGCCAGCGATTTGGTAGAACAGACGCGATCTG